ACGACGATCAATACTCTTACAAGCACCACCGTCAATGCAACAACCTTTGACACGAATGTAGCCGCCGCAGGTGTGACGCTGGCTGGAAGCACATTGGCTGCGGATGGGACAGACGCCAACATCAACATCAGCATCACTCCTAAAGGTACTGGCGAAGTCAACATTACAAAGGTTGATATTGACGCTGGTACTATAGATGGCACAACGATTGGTGCGACTAGTGCGTCTACAGGTATATTCACAACCGTAACAGCAGATGTTGGTGCTGTAAACTCTGCTGCTTTTAGATTTAGTGGTGATTTGAATACTGGAATCTTTAGCACTGGTGCAGATAAGATGTCATTTACGACAGGCGGAACTGCGTATATGATGGCAGACGGAGTAAATAACGCAGTTGTTGTTGGGCCAAATATATCTGCTGCTTTGGTTACTGCCGGTGGCAGCACATTTACACCATATTTGCAGACAGTTGGGACAGCAGCAGGAGCTAGTACGATGGTAGCTAGGTTTGCAGTTTCTGCGACAAATGGTCCAGCTGTTATTATGGCAAGATCAGTAGGTTCATCGGTTGGGGATTATACTGCTGTAGGGTTAGGAACCCGTTTAGGATCTTTCCAGGCTATTGGATCTGATGGCACCGATTTTTCTGTATCTAGTGCTATTCGTTTTGAGTCTGAAGGAACAATAGCAGATAATCAAGTCCCAGGAAGAATAAAGTTTGAAACGGTTACTACAGGAGCAACGCCAACAGAGGCAATGCGAATTGATTCGGCGCAGCAGGTATCATGTAAGGCCACTACAGCAAGCACAAGCACAACCACTGGAGGGTTTGTTACATCAGGTGGAGTCGGCATCGCTAAGGAAATCGTCCTGACCGCATCATCGACCGGCGCGGTCTATTGGGGACCGACAGGAACAGACGGAAGCGTCAGATGCTATGGCAATGGTTCTGGTGCACTCATCTTTGAAAAGCGTGCGTCTAGCGCATGGACTGAAATCGGGAGGTTCGGATAATGCTTATTCTACCTAAGACAAGCCTGCAAGGGATACAGGTTGACCCTGCTGCTGCTACATATCCTTGGCGAGATTTGACTGCTGATCTTGTCGTACGCACCACTGGTACTGCCGCTCCAGCATATTCGCAGATTGGCGCTACGGTATTCTATGCGTATGACTTCGTTGGGGCTACAACGCTCAAGGAAGCACGGGTAAACTTCCATCTTGACCATGATTATGTTGCTGGAACCGATATCTACTTCCATGTGCATTGGATGCCAACGGATACCGGATCTGGAAATGTGAAGTGGAGTGCTGATGTTTGCTACGCCAAAGGCCATAACCAGGCCGTTTTCGCTTTCGCTTCTCCGGTTTCAACATCTGTTACTACCGCAGCGCCGACCGTACAGTACCAGCATATGATCAGTGAAATGGTCATTAGCCAGGCTGGGGCTGGATCGCTTATCAATAACACTCTGTTTGAGCCAGACGGCATCATCATGGTTCGGTTCTATCGTGACCCTACAGACGGCGCTGATACCTATGGGTCTACCGCATGGGTGAACTTTGCTGATTGCCATTACCAAAGCACCGGCATTGGGACGAAGCAAAAAGCCCCTAACTTCTATACTTAATATATGCTTACCACAGACAAAACCACATTCCGCCGCATCCAGACGGACAATCCTGTTCGTCTGACTGCGTTTTTTTCTGTTGACGCTACCGATGCTTTAGGGCGCGTTATCGAAGGCCCATGGGATTCGGTTACGCTTGAACTGACCGCAGAAGAGGCAGCGTTTGCTGCAAACATAGTTTCGCGTATGCGACAGGCGTACTGCGACAAGGTGAATGCGTGTTCTACGACCGAATAACCCGTATCGTCTCTGCGCTATCGCAGCTTGCGAATGTGGTCATCTTGGACGGTGATCCAAACGAAAGCATCAGCGGGAGGGCGCACCGGCAGGGATGGCGGCGCACGGAACGGGTTATTAATTGCATTTTCTTCTGGCAGTTGTATCACTGCCGGTCAGCATATCTGCGAGATATGGATTGGGCTATCCTCTATCAGCACCAGACCAAGACACCATGACAACTGAACTAAACACCCCTCCTGCAAACTTCATCGCCCAGGCTTTGAACGACTACGCTCAGACGCTGCCGCCCAGTGTGCGTCCGTTGTTTATCCGCGAAGCGCAGGCTGCGCTTAAGGCCATGGTTGGCGACAAGAAGCCTGCAACCGAACACGGGTGAACCATGGCACACGCTTGCGACAATGAGGATGTCCTGTCGGACCACGGCACCAGGCTTGCCAAAATCGAGGACCGCATTAACCGTGGGGATATCGAGTTTGCCAAGATCAGCAAGGATATTGAAACGCTGTCTGGCAAGGTTGGGACCCTGACGGAAGTGCTGAAGTGGGTTGGTTCTGCAATTGGTCTAGGATTGCTCGGAACCGCTGGGTCTGCCCTGTTGTGGACCATTAGGCACATGAACCCATGAGATTCGATATGGCAGCCTATATCCGCATGTTGGCATTCGCCGCATTCCTTGCGGCGCTTGCCGCTGGATTCTCCATGGTGCTGACCGGATGCGGAGACGAACCGCGCCCTCTTCCGCCAGCCGGGGGTGGGGACGGCGGATCCACCCTCGGCACCCTCGGCGGATCCTTGGTATGGGCCGGCGGAATCGGCGCAGCAGCAGGCGTGGCGCTCGGAATCGTGTCGCTCGTATGGCCTCCGCTCGCCCCGCTTGCAGGACTCTTCCGGTTCGCAGCCCTCGGCAGCGTCGGAGTCCTCGCAGTCGGATCCAGCATCCAATGGCTCTCCGACCGTCCATGGCTTATGGTCATCGGGATTGTCGCCACGGTGGGCGCTCTGGTATGGTGGTATTGGCCTCGCCTTCATCGGCTTATTGATCGTCGGTTGGCTGAGAAGTAAGCATGATCGTCAGTGAAACTCCAAGGAACACACATGTCTGAATCGCCCGTTGCCAACATCATCAAGAAGCTGCTGGACTCCAGCAAGGAAGATCGGCGCGACTGGCTCAAGCAGGGCGATGAGATTGATCGCTATACGACCAGCGATGACTATGGGTTCCTGTACCAGGAGTTTGACCACGATCTGAGCTTTAAGGCCCGCGTCAACAAGGCGTCAGAGTTCCGCCAGATCCTTGGCCCGTACCTGTACCCGCAGAATCCCGATGCTGCTGTCAATAGCGAGGAATGGGCGGATGAGTGGGCGAAGAAGCGTCATGTCATCGAAGAACGCTATGCCGATTATTCGGCACGCCACGGCGAGCTTGCCGTCCACATGCGGCGGTGCATCGACCAGGCTTTGACCTATGGGCGCGGCATGACATGGTGCGGATTCAACCAGCGCAAGGGCATCGTCCAGCATGTCTTTGACACGGTGGACAACCTGCTGACGGATCCTGACGCGAAGAACGAGGAAGAGAAGAACTGGCAGGCGCGCACCCGCGTCAAGCCTCGCTGGGAACTGCGCCAGCGTTATCCTGACGCCGCGGACATAATCGACAGGCTTCCCGCCTATCAGAAGGACGCCAAGGAAGGCCGGCAGCACAATGGGCAGTCTGACACCGATCTGGTTAGCTATAACGAAGTCTGGATGGGGGTTGCTCCTGAGAACTACTCCCGCAACATGGAGCCGGTACAGGGTGATAAGCTGGACCTTGGCGCGAAGCGGAAGTATTGCATAGCTGATGGGAAGATCCTGCACACTGGTCCGTGGGAAATCCCATTCTTTATGATTGACGAATGGCCCGGCAGCGCCCTGGATCTGCTGGAGCGCCCCGGTAGCCTGTACCCGCTGCCGCCTATGGAGCCTGGAATGGGGCACCTGCGGGCGATGAACTACTTCTACACCCTGTTCATCAGCAAGTATAAGTTGATGTCGCGCACCCCGTTTGCCCGCATGATCATCAACGGCCAGGGCATTGAACTGGACCAGTTGCATAAGATCCTGCGCGGTGAGCAACTGGATATCCTTACCGTCAAGGTGAATGGGAATGAGAATGTCAAGATCAGCGACCTGTTCCAGCGCATTGATTGGGGCGATCCTGTGCCTGGATTTGAACGCGGATGGGGCTTGCTGGCGTCCGAGTTTGAGAAGTCAGTTGGCCTGTACGAAATCCTGTACACGGGTCAGACGCAGACGCAGTTGCGTTCTGCGACTGCTGCCAATCTGATTGAAAATAAGTCGAGTTCACGCATTGACGCTATGCGTGAATGCACCGTCAAGTACCTCCAGAAACTCTACCGCAAGACCCTGTTTGCGGCCCGCTATCTGCATGGTTCAGATGACATAAACAAGCTATTCGGTGCGTCTGCCGGCCCGTTGTGGGGCGAGCTTGGCCCGCCGGAAGTCATCGCCCAGGAACAGCAGGTGCGCCAGCAGTTGATGCAGCAGGCCGCAGCCATGGGCATGCCGCCCGAGCAGGCAGATGCCCAGCTTGGGCCGCCGCAGTTTGTGTCCATGGACGCCTGGATCACTGAGGCAGACCGGACGGTTGATGGAGGTTCCATGCGCAGGTTGGATATTAATGCGCAGGTTGATAATCTGAATGTGGCGCTGAATCAGCTTGGCCCTGCTGTGGTCAATCTGCCTGGCGGCGGCAAGTTTGTGGCTGCCCTGGCTGCCGAGTTCTCCAAGATCAACCGGTTCTCGCCGGAACTGCAAGAGGCTGCCAAGAACATCGCTGTTGAGATTGAATTGGCGCAGTCCATGGCTATGGCACCGCCGACCCAGACCGCACCGAATCCTCCAGCCGGCCCTATGTCTGGACCCATGGGCGGTGCTCCGCAGTGATTGCGTGTTGACAAACTCGACGTGGTGTATAAAAGCAGGACAGAGGTGTTGAAATATGCAGTATGAATATGAGTGCCGCAAGTGTGGCGCGAGGTTTGACGCTATTGTGTCGATCAATGACCGGGACGGCCCGGTGGCCTGTCCTGACTGCGGCGCATCTGCAAAGCGTCTGATTTCCATGCCGCATGTGTGCATGGGATCGTCAACGGATTGGTCGAACGAAAACAATGGCAAGGGCCGGCGCATCTCCCAGCTAGATCATGGGGTGCGCCAGCCATACTATGCAAAGAATCAGCAGTCTGCGATTGATGAAGCGCATCGTCGCGGATTGCATGCCCATAAAGCATAACTGAAGTTTCGTGCGCCTGGCACCCGGCCAGAGCGTATAGGGACTTCGCCACGCCTTTGTGCGTGTATCATACAGGAGCTTGACATGCCCGACGAAGAGGATACCATTACCGCAGCCGAGCCGGATACTGGCGAGGTTCAGAGTGGCGCACCCGAGACGGCCGCCGCTGAACCGCCTGCCAATCCAGCAGAGCCGCAGGCGAATGGTGATGCGCCGGCTAACGCCGCACCGCAGAGCCAGGACGGATCTTTGCCAACCGATAGCCAGAATACCGAACAGCATCAACCGGAGAAACCGGCTGTTGATTGGGAAAAACGCTACCGTGACCAGCAGTCCTATATGGACCGGCAGGTCAACCAGTGGCGGCAACGCATGGAGCAGCAAGGGCAGCAGATGTCCGAGCTTTCCAAGTGGAAGCAAGAACAGGAACAGCGGGCGCAGCAGGCGCAGCTAAAGCCATGGTCTAAGGCGCATCCCGACAACAGCAAGTTCAACGGTTTGCTTGAGCGAGCCAAGGTCATCGAATCGCAGTTGCGCCGCATCCCGGCAACGCTGCCTCCTGAACAGCAGGAAGCGATGAAGCAGGCCATCATCGGTGCGCTTGACCCTGCTGAACAGCAGCAGATTCAGGAGTACCGGGAAAATCTTGCGAACTTCCAGCGAGATTTCTTCACCGACCCGCAGGGGACGCTCCTGCCCATGGTGGAGCAGTTGGCCGAGCGTAAAGTCCAGATGGCGCTCCAGAAGATCGAGGCGCAGCAGTCCGTCCAGAAGGACTTCACCGATCCCAAGCTGGGACCGATGGTCCAGCAGTACAAGGACGACTTCGCCAAGGCGCTGAATGACGGTGTTCCATACGACTACGCCAAGCACATGATGGGCATGTATGCCGAGCTTGAGGCGCTGCGCAATGAAAAGCGCACGCTTTCTGGCAAGGCTGCCCAGGCCGATGAGCAGCGTAGGCTGGCTAAAGGCGAGGCATCGCATACGCGTGATCCCCGTTCGCTCCCTCAAGACCCATACACCCTTGCGCTTGCCGACGCTAAAAAGCGCGGCGTGACGCCCGATTCCCCGAGGTTCGCTTCGATCCTCGCAAAATACGAAAGTAGATAACCATGTCTGGTTCCCAGGACCCCATCGCCACTACTACCCTTGCCAATGTCGCCCGTGGCGCGTGGGACGGTGTGAGTGAGCACAACCCCCTCTTCTCCGAGATGAAGAAGTCCGGCACTATCGAGTACGATGTTGCCGGTGCTTCGGACGGCTCGACCCTCAACAGCACGACCTACGAACTGTCGGGCGCTGTCGAGGCCGGTCGCTTCCAGCCGACCATTTCCGCCCCCGGTCAGGACATCTCCAGCCTGTTCACCTTCAAGAAGCGTCACCAGCGTTGGGTTGGCTCCTTCGGTGAGATTGTGAACGCGACCGCCTTTGATCGCGGTGCGCTGCGCCGGAACAAGAACAGCCAGATCGTTGATCTGAGCAAGACGGAAATCCCGGCGATGATCAAGGACACCATTACCGGCACCAATGGCCTCCAGCATCAGGTGCTCCAGATGGTCCAGCCGGCCTATGCCGGCAACGGTCTGCCGCTCTATGGTCTGCCGAGCTTCCTGCCCGGCAACGGCTACACGGGTTCGGCTGCGTATAGCCTTGGTGCGGTTTCCAGCGGTGGCTCGGCTACGACCGGAACCGCCCTTGGTGACTTCGACATCGAAGGCTACACCCCGCCCACCGGGACCGGCAACGGCACCCTGAGCGGCGCTGTCCCGACCGCTGCGTTCAAGGAAGTGCAGGTTGCCGGGTCGAACACCTACCTTGGCCTGGCGCTCAAGCCTGGTCAGTTGGTGGTCGATGACGCCCAGTGGGATGCCTGGACGCCCACTCTGGTCAACACGGCCTCCAGCGCCTGGACCTCCACCGTTGACGACGAGGACGATGCGATCGAGAAGTTCCTGTCGTACCTGATCTTCCGCCTGTCGCGCTTCTCCAGCACCGACAAGTCGAAGATCCCGAATGTGGGCCTGCTGGACAAGACTTTCTTTGAGTACCTTGGTGCCAAGAAGTCGAGCCGCGAGACGATCTTCGTCACCCCGGATCAGAAGTCGCCCATGGTCCCCGACACCTCGTGGCCTGTCCACTTCATCTTCCATGCCGGCGTCCGCTGGTTCTGGGATGAGAACATGCCGTCGAGCACCGCCTATGCCTTCCCGGTCCAGCAGATGAAGCTGAAGGTGCAGCCTCTGTACCGCAACCTGGAGGACGGCAACCCGCTCAAGGTGAGCGGCGAGGATGCCGGTATCCTGGAGACGGAAATCACCCGTGATCCGAACCGTCGCCAGTGGCTGGTGAGCTCGACCTTCCCTGGTCAGCTTATCTGCAACCCGCGCTACTTCGGGCGTGCCAGCCCGTACAGCACCGGAGCGGCCTGATAGCCTGATGGCTGCCCTGGGGATGTTCCCTGGGGCAGCCTATGGCCCCTTATAGCGTCCAGCCAGTCTGGCGAAAGGAAACACAACATGATTCACCAACCCATTAAGGTCGGCACCGCCTCCGCGAATGCCGCCCACGCTGCCGATCTTGGCAAGCTGATCGTTTCTGACGGCAAGATGTACCTTGTGGTCAAGGCTGCCGCGACCATTGCGGAAGCCGCTTCCCGTGGCGTTGCCATTGGCAAGACCCTGGGCGTTCCGAACTGGACCGTCAACTTCCCCGCTGACGCAACTGGGCGCGACATTGGCCTGGTACCAGCAGGCCAGGTCGGCTCGACTGGAACGACCTCGCTGGTTTCCGGCGACTACTTCCTGCTTCAGATCAGCGGCCCCGGAACCGCCCTGTCCAACAGCACGCTGATCGCTTCGGCCACCCGCAATGGTCTGACGGTCAACAGCAAGGGCCTGTGGACGCCGATTGCCTCGACCTCTGAGGCTGCATCGGTGCTCACCTTTGCGGCCAATGAGTGCCGCTTCACCAACACTGCCGCCGTGGCTGTGTCGGCTGAAGTGACGGTCCAGCTTGCTGGGCTGATCTGATGTTGACCGCTGCGGATTGTGACTACCGCAGCGATCCTGGCCCGGACGCAACGCTATTCGCACGGGTAGTGTTGCGTCTGTCGCCAGATTCTACGGTTGACTTGTGCATATCACAGATTATGAGTGCTCCCGAGAACCTACATGCTGTGCAGCACTACGCCGGTTGCGACGGCTCTTGACACGCTGGAAGATCCTAACGCGGAGACAAACGAATCCTATTTCTTCGGATTCGGTGATGACGTTCTTGATGTTGCGTTAGGTATCGACGCTTACTGGAAGAATCGGTGGATCTTCGATCGCCCAATGCTTCCGACAGGCGTGTACGATGGAGATGTTGTTATCGTAGGAAGTGGGCCTAGCCTGGACGTAAACCTGGCTAGGCTCAAGTCTGTTCAGGATTCCTGTCTTATCGTTGCTTCGCATAGCGCCATTCCACGATTGATGGCAGAAGGCATTATCCCGCATGTGATCTGCCCAAAGGAACGGCTACCTGATATCCAAAAGATACCGGAGCCACTGCCAGACTCAGTTATTTACGCTGGATTACCGCTTGTTCCGCATGCGCCGGTCATGTGCAAGCGTCAATATCTGGTTGGAGACTGCGGGAAACTGAGCAAATGGCTGGGGATCTATAACGGAAGCATTGGCGTATGCCCGACTTCCGGCACCCTGGCGGCTTGGATTGGTGGCAGAATGAGTACCGGTACCATATGGTTGTTAGGCCATGATATGACCATCGGCCATTATAGCGGGTTCAAGTTCCGAGAAGAGACAACCATTGGAGAGATTGAGTGCGTAGACGGCATAAAGCGTCCGAGTACGCGAATCTATAGGGCATGCCAGGATAACCTGCGAGCATTGGCTACGGGGTGCCCGGTTGTCCAGACCGCGCCGCGTGGGGCACAGATCGAAGGTGCAGAACATGGGCCATTTGAACCTGATATTGGTCCAAAACCGGACCTTCCGTATGACGAAACGCCGGTCCATCGTCCATGCGTTTCTCGCATGGCTGCAATCCCTGAGATATGGCCCAAGGCACTAGCCGGCATAGAGCGCGCCAAGTCGCACGAGGACCTGACGGCAGGTGCTCTATTCGATCCAGAACACTTTGAACTGGGATGTTCGCTGTCGCAGACCATCTATTTGCAAGTCTCTATCCTGCGTCGGACGCTTCCGTTGACTGATGACCAGGCTTTTGCCATGCTGAAGGAAGCCATGAGCAATACCTACCGTGGCCTTTTGCCGTGGGCTAGGAGCATCCATGGACCTACCTAAAGAATTGTGGCCAACCTGGGGCGATCACAAGAAAAACGCGCATACCTATGCTTTGTGCTGCATGGCGCATCGCTTCCGCAAGTTTGGATTTGAATCGTCGGTGAACATGCTGGATCCGCGCAGTATGATCTACTTTTCCATGTGTGTCCATGAACCTATGGCATCGGCCTGCATAAAACACGCTATCGCTTGCGGTCCGTCGCTAAAGCGTATCATATATCCAACCCATGAGCACGCCCTACTACCATAGAGTTGATACGACTTTGCGTGATGCGATCATCGTGCAGAATGTGTCTGGAACCTTTGTCACCGGACTGACCAATGCAGATTTCACCAAGAAGTTGTCAAAGAACGGGACCGGGAATCAGTCAACCGCTGGGATCACCATTACTGAGGTTGATAGCACGAACAACCCAGGAGAATATGAGGTTGAAGCGGCTGCGACATCGTTTGTTGCTGATGAGGGAACCTATACGCTGATGATCTACCGTACTGCTGCGCCGACGTATTCCTATGAGCAGGTTTATGTTGTGAACGCCACCGGAACCAGCGAGGCTACCCCAGCGAGCTTTACGGCAACCGCCAGCGATGGGCGTATCATTGACGGCACTGATCCGCTTGCGTCTGCAACGGTGTATATCACGGATGCCGGCAATTCGTTCATTACGCAGACTACGACCGGAGCCACTGGCTTGTGGGGACCCGTGTACCTGACTGATGGAACCTATACGGTACGCGCACAGAAGAATGGGTACACGCAGGGGACTGGAACGATTACGGTTTCTGGATCAACCGTTACCGGTCCTGGCGCTGACATCACCTGCGCTGTTGGATCTACGACTGACTTCCGCTCTGCCGCACAGTTGTGGGCCTATGCCCGCCGGCAGGCTGTTGATCTGACCGGAACCAAGGCAGACGCCATCATTAAGTCTGCCGTCAATGATGCGCTCGATATGCTGTCCAGCGAGCGTCAGTGGTCGCATCTGCTGCGGAAGTATTACATTCCGCTGAAGGGTGCGTACAGCACCGGAACGATTGCTGTTGCCACTGGCGGCACTGACGTTACTCTGACGACCGGGACTTGGCCTAGCTGGGCTGCCAGCGGCAAGATTTTCGTTGGCAACCAGATTCTTGACGTTGCTACGCGCAGCAGCAATAGCGTTGTGACGCTGGCGCAGGCATACGATGCAACCGCTATCAGCGGTTCTACCTATGTGCTGTATCAGAATGAGTATGATCTTCCTGACGATATGTGGAAGTTCCACCGACCGCTCCCCGGTCAGCGTTGGGGATATGGCGGCAGCGCCAGGCCGATGCTGGAGCTTCTGGAAGCCGAGAACGGTGCCGCCTATGGGCAGCACTTCCCGAGCATGTTTGCCGTAGCCAACGGAAGCTTTGTCTGCTGGCCGTATCCTGACACCGACTACATGCTGGGCTTTACCTACTTCGCCAGGCCGGCGCGTCTGTCCACGGACACGGATGTTGCCGACATTGACCCAGTGCATATCGAGTGCATGCGCCGCGCCATCGACTACCAGTTGGCCCGCCAGCTTGGCAAGGTTGTGGCGGGTGACGCCAATACGACCCTGGCTGCTTACAAGGAAGCCCTGTCGCGCATCGTCGATAACGACAAGACGCCGATCGAGATTGATGCGGTTGGATCCGAGCCTATGGCCATGGGGCGCAAGGACATCTGGAAGCGGAGGACCGTCTAATGGCCTGGAATGGCTACAGTGACCATGAAAGCGATATCGGAACCGGATGGTCCGAGATGGAAAACTGTTCATTCTACTACGCTGGTGAGTGCCGCCGTCGCCTTGGTTTTGGTGGCAAGGTTTCGTTGGGAAAGATCGGATGGTCAGGTGTAGAGCTTGGATCATATGCGCTGGTTGGTACAAGCGCAGGAGATATCCTGAGCGTTACGCAGTCAACATCTGCTGTAGCATCATTGGCTAGTGGTCTGACTGCAACTGCGTATCCAACGTTTGCCGTGATGAACGGTCGCGCGTACTATGCGAATGGGACTGAGGTGCGTGTGTGTGACACCGGGGCGACGGCGGCGCGTACCGTTGGCATTGCAGCGCCAGCATCGGCTGCGACAGCATCAGGCACGAGTTCCGGCGGCGTTGTCGATGTAGGAGAACATCTAGTACGTTATCGTTATTACGATTCTTCCAGAAACCGCCTGTCCAATCCATCTACAGCAGCATCTGTTACCACAACCGCAGGGCAAAAGGTTGCAGTTGGTTACGCTGCATCTGCTGACTCAACGGTAAATTATATTATTATTGAAATGACTGCTGTAGGAGCATCAACGTATTACAGGGCGGCAACGATAGCAAATAGCGGAAGCAGTTATACGCTCGATATTTCTGACGACAATCTTATTGTTGGAGTTGCTGCGTCCAGAGATGGAGAATGGCAACACGGGACTCCTCCTGCGTATGATATTATCTCAGAACACAGGCAGCGTCTATGGCTATGGGAAGCAAGCAATGGCGAACTTGCGTGGAGTCGCGCATTGTTCCCTGAGTCTTGGGATTCTGTAAATTACTCTCGGAAAATCACCCTTGACAACGGTGATACGCCTTCTGGATTGGCGTCATTCTATACTGATTTGTACCTTATTGGGCAACGCAGTATGCGGCGTCTTGTCTATACAAGCGATCCTTCTGCTGCTATGGTTGTAGATGTCCCAGGTAACTTTGGAGTATTTAACCAGCGTTGCCTCATAAAGATCGACGGTGGGATACTGCTTGGATGGGGTAAGAATGGCGCATGGATCATTGATGCCATGCAACCAAAGAAGATCAGCGCAAACATTGATGACACGCTTGCATCGCTGGCAAGCGCAACGACTACGGCACGTTTCGTGACTTACGAGCCAACCAGGCGCGAAGTGCTATTTTTCTTCCCGCTATCTGGAGAAACGTACTGTAAAGCTGCGTTTTGCTATAGCCTAGACACGAAGGAATGGACGCTTTACAAGTTCCGCCAACCTATTTCGTGTGCTGTCCTGAATAGCCAGTACACAGACCGTGAGCGGCTGATGATATGCGACAGCAATACCTATGGCTGGCGCATGGGTGTTTCCGCCAACGATGGCGGCGGCGATGGTGTTATTACGGTATCCACCGGAAGCACGACAACGATCATCCAGGCCACGAATACGGCAGTTGTAGGTCAGACGCTCTACAATCCGACAACGACTGAGGAACGCCTTATTACCGCATGCGATAGCAGCAGCATAACGGTCGGCGTTGCGTTTGCCGCTGCGCCGACTTCTGGGACCGTCATGTATGTTGGCAGCATACGGCAGAAACTTGTCACCGATTGGTGGCCTGGACAGTCCATGGTTGCCAAGAAACGCCCGACAAAGTTCCAGATCGCTGTCCGGTCAGAGGGTGACATGGGCACCGGAACCGTATCGTATTATCAGGACTTTAGCGGGACCGCTGTATCTGCAACCTCGTTTGCTTCAGACGCTTTCCCGGAAGGCGTGAGTATTTCTAGTGGTGCCATTACAGTTAATTTCGACACTGGTGCGGCAGATGGCTATGTGTCTGTCCCAATGCCAGCCGACTGGAAGCGTGTTATTGCAACGCAGATCATCATTGAAACCCCGTATGATGGTGTGAGGCTTGTTGAGGCCGCGATTAAGGACGACAGCACGATGCAGGAGGATGGTGAATAATGCCTATTTCCAGCAACGCCCCATTTAATGAGTTCGGGATGTCGATGGTACTGCGCGACATCGAACAACTCTGGTTATCTCTTAATGCGCCAGATACAGACGCCAATTCAACAACCGGGAATATTTCCAGCGGCCCCGGAGAAGGGCAGACGCAAAACGATAATAATGGAGTGTCGCAGAGTAGCGGAGAAACACCAGAGGTTACTGGTGGCGGCGGCGCAGCAGAAGGCAATATCCTGCTGACCGTTGACAGTGCCAACACTACAAACGCAGCGTCACTTGTTCTAACTGGCACATTCTACGGACAAAGCTGGACTTTCTATGAAAAGCGTCCGAGGTTTAACGCAAAGTGGGTGAATAGTGTTGAAATAACCACATCTGGATCAGCGTGTTCTGTTATTGGCAGATCCGCAAGTACCACAGGCGCAGTTGCAGATATTGTAGCAAGTGATGGGACAATTTTATGTAGAAGTCAAGGAACTAGCACGGTTGCATTTAGCAATAATCCAGTAGTTGTTAGAGACTCGCAAAATCTATCTGTTTGCATGATTGCATCATTTACTACAGATACCACCGCGCCAACAAGAGCCGCCACAAAGGGCGAATTATACTGTATCTATTGATATGCCAGATACATACATTCACGATGGGTCATCTTGGAGAAGGTCTAGGGAGCTATATCTTCCTATTTACCCAGGTGGAGGGTATCAACAGTGGGTAAAGGCTAAAAAACTCTATTGCCACGACGGATCATCTTGGAGACTTGTTTTTGATGGGAAAAAAAGGATTTATGCGTGTGGGCCTTCTGGGCTATCGCAGGTAAATCGAGACAATGGCGCATTCACGCTTATAGACAGTTCTATAACAGGTCTTAAATACGGTAGATATCTTAATGACGAGTTCTTCGTATCTGATGGCCAATATGTTTATAGGCGAACAGGCGGATCATGGCAACAGTTGTCTGGCATAACATCAATCGCTGGGTCCATCAAGAAACTAGAAGTCTATAATGGGGAATTATATGTAACAAACAATAGAATCACAGCAAATGGCGGCGGCATATATGTTATGGACGGATCATATTCATTTTCCGTTGATTATTCCATTAGCTATCCTAATAGTCTTGCTGTTGGTAACGGTCTGTTGTATTGTTCATTGGATGTTGGTGGAAATGTGTATGGATACAACGGGACAGCATGGGGTGTTGTTGGAACTGCTGGTTCAACAACAAAGACAATCATAACATCAGGGAATAATGATGGAACGTTTTTTACAATGGGTAATGACAACTATTTTTACGGACCCGGAATACATAACCGTATAAGGACAAGCCCATACATAGACTCATGGGCAGCATATCTTGTTTCTTTTTTTGGAGGATATAATGAAGCAATAGGATTATGTTATCATGGCAATGCTATTTATGCTGCGTATGTGTACTACGGATCAGGGGGCGGAGCACCGTATGGTGTTTTGCGTTGTACAGATACATACATTCCAACTGTTACATCTTGGTCTGTTAATTATCCATATATGTGTACATCGGTTGATAATTGCCTGCTAATATCACAGAACGGGTCAACCGTTTTCAGAAATGAATATGAATATCAATGGACAGTAACAGACACGAATACATATTACGATGCCTTTGCGTCAGATTTTGACTTCACATAAAACTGCTTCCATTCTTGAAATATAAAAGTAGGATACCTCCATGGCACTAGCATTTGACCAATACGGGCGCGTCCAGGGCGCACCAAACTACGGCCAGCCAAAGACCGCCGCTGAATTGCAAGACGAATACAACCGTGCTAGTTCTCTGTATAGTCAGTCGCTTCGCCAATCTGGTGCACCGACTACATATATGGCGAATCAGAATGCTGCTGTTGCACAGCAGCAGAGGAATAAAAACGCTTTGTGGGATCAGCTTCAGGCCGCCCGTGGCTCAGAGTCTGCCGCTGATCCAAACAACCCGCAGAATCAGGCAAACGCTGCATGGGGCGAGGCTACGCGGTTGACCAGTGGTTTTTCAGACCGTATTCTGAATGACCCACAGATGGCGGCTGCCATGCAGCAACTTGAGTCGATGCAGAAGGCTGGTGGGCCATATACGCCAGAGGTGCAGCGCCAGATTACCAACCGTTTCGCAGATCAGCAGGCTGCCGCAGAGGCTGCCAACGCACAGGAAGTGCGAGATATGTCAGCGGCGCGAGGGATGGACCCGAGGCAGGCCATTGCACAGGGACAAGCGCAGCGGCAGCAGGCAAACATTGCGTTTGGCGGTGATATGGCGACTAAAGCCGCGTTGGCTAACTATGAGTCTACTCGTGGAGGAGCATCCCAGCTTGCCAATATGCGTTTGGCTCAGTATTCCGCAGCGCAGCCTGGATATATGGCGGCAGCGCAGGCAAACCTACAACGCCAGTTTGGTGGCCAGCGTGCGCCTTCTGTGACCAATTCAGTTCCTAATCTTGCTTTCTCTGGTGGTGGATCGCAGATGCAGTCGTCTGGTAGCATTATACCGCAGATTGTTCCACAAACACCGCAGCAACCTTTTGTGAACAGGACCTATGGCGGATCGTCAGGAGCTGCCCCGTTGCAGAATCAGCGCAGGACTGCACAAGCAGGAGCAACATCAAATGCTCAAACTGGTTATGCGCAGCCTATTGTTTCGACGCAGCCGCAGCGAAACACCTTGCTGAATAGCCTTAATAACGCATCGACATATCCGTATCGGCCTACGAACTTAGATTACACGGGCGGCGGACGACCGGCAGCAGGATACTAAGGAATACACATGCCACAAATGACCTATTCAGCGATGCGCCCGTCCGGTTCCTGGCAGTCCGATGCCATGGATCAGGTCGAGCAGTTGAACGCGAACCGTGGCGATGAATGGAGCCGGTACGCCTTGAGCCTGATGCAGCAGAACCAGGCGCGGCAGCAGCAGCAGGCGGCGGAAGATTGGCGTAAGGAAGTCGCTCTGCGGTCGCTGAGCAATGAGCAGGAACGCTTCCACGCCGGTCGGGAGGATAGCGCGGCTGAGCGTGCGGCACGGTATGGTTATATGGACCGTGAGCTTGCGCTGCGTGGGCAGTCTGTGAATGCCGAGAATGAATGGAACAAGATACGCATTGACGAGGCTCGCAGGCTTGCGCAGGAACGAGCAGATGAGGCTAATGCGCTGACGCAGTTTGACCCGAGTGCGCTTGGATATGACGCCAAGACTGCTGCCGCTATCCGCGCCATGCCCCGTGGGTTGCAGAGTCAGGTTTATACTGCGCGTCTTGCCCAGCAGATCGCCCGGCAAGGACGGCCAGAGGAACGCGCAGACATTGGAGAAAACGCACGGATCGAGGCGGCCATGAATAGCCTCAACGCTATGCAGGGTCGTCGTGACCTTTCACCGCGTGAAATGAATGAGTTCAATCGCGCAAAGGCAGTTGCGCAGACATCTGGACTTGGGGATATTACTGGTGGAGTTGAGACTTCACAAGAGAAGTTGGATTCCAAGTTTAGGAAGAGCATCCGCGAATTGACGGATAAGGCCGAGGAACTTGCTGGCGGATGGTATGGAATTGCAACCGACGATGATGTTAAGGTTGTAAACCGCATGTACGAAGATCTTGTTCTTGAAATGGAGAAGGCTGGATATTCAGTCGAGGAAATCAGGTCTGCTCTCAGTGGTATCAACGCTAAGCTTAGCGATATTAGTTCCGATTTCCAGGCCATGGTCCGATAAAGGAATATATGCTTCCAATTATCCTCGGCGCTGGCATCGGCGCACTCACCCCGCTTGTCTCTGAAATCTTCCGCACGAAGCCGGATCCCAAGGTTGCGAAGGATCTGATTCTCACGAAGCGTCAGGAGTTTATCGACCGCGCCTTGGGAGAAGGTCTGACGCAGCAGGTTGCAGAGAAGCGTGTTGACGCTGAGATGCAGGCTGCCATGGAAGAGGCGGATCGCCAGGGGCAGTTTAACACGCCGTGGGGCGAAATGTTCGGCATGGCCCTGCTGGGCGGCGGCGTCGGAATGGCCTTCCCCAAGGTTGCACAGTGGGTATCTGGTCTGAAAGGTGCCAAGGCTATTGCGCCGGCTGCGGCTGCGGCTGCGGCCCCTGCTGCTGAAACCGCTGGTGCCAAGGTGGCCTCTGCTGCGGATGATGTCTATAAGGCTGGATTTCGCTCTCCTGCCGTTGACCGGGCCTTGAGTGGAGAACTTGACACCGTTGGCGCTCCTAAGCGTATCGGAATGTCCGAGCGTCCCGTGGCAGAGCGCGGCTTTACCATGAGCGATGCAGCCAGCACCCCGTTCCCCGGTAAAGGTCGCGGCGACTTCAATGTGGAGATTATTGGCGACACCGGAGGTGCGCGCATGGTTCCGGTGGATGTCCAGGCACCGTTCCCCGGCATGGCCCGTGGCGGCGAGCGTATTGCAACCTCTAACCCTCTGGTTGGTCTGCCGCCTCCGGGTCAGATGTATAATCTCCCGCCTGATGAGATTGGCAGGATTCTCCGGTTGCGCCAGGCTACTGGAGACTAATCTAGGCACTCATGCCTGACCCGTTCGCACCAGAAGGCGTCCTCCCCAATCTCCTGCGCTGGATGGACCGTCCAGGGCAGGCGGTCCGCAATGTATTGCGTGGCGATCCCATGGCGGCAGCCCGCCAGGTTGCAGACTTTGTTGTTGAGCCGCTTGACGCTGCGCTGCCCGGCGACTGGGTACCTGACATTGCACGCCGTGAGGACTATGTTAGCGGATCAGAACTTGCCGGTATTAAGACGCCTATCGCATCAACAGCAGCAGACATTGGGATTGGAGTCCTTACTGACCCACTAACATACCTGTCCTTCGGTGCGCTGCCTGCCGCAAAGGCGGCGGCGACCGGAATGAAGTATGGAGTGACGGCAGGAATCCCGTTCACAGGGGGCAAGGCTTCCGTGATGCTCGGGAAAGGCTCTCTTACGCCCGTAGACCCACTTTCCCGCCTCATGGGCGGTGCTGATATGGGTCTGACTGCCGTGGCCGGCAAATTGGACGAAATGAAGGCTGGCGGCACCCAGGCTGGGCAGGCCATTGGACCCGTGACCAGGGGGTATGAGGACCTGAAGGCTGGCATCCGCCGGGCCACGGGTTCAGAAAAACTCTCTCCGACGATCCAGAAGCAGATCCAGGAAGGCGTGGCGCTTGGTAATGCTTCCGCCAAGGTCAGTCGCGTCAAAGCCGAGGCGGCTATGATAGGGTTGGATAAAGAGGAGCGGGTGTTGTTGACGCTCGCCAATCGTGGCATTGACATTGGCGACCTAAAACCAACCAAGGCAAGCCGCGCAACCGTCACAGGATCAACCGACTTTCAAGAGAATGTTGGGCTACTGGCAAGGAAATACGGTAAAGACGAAGCGAAGCTAAAGGCGAGGGCGCAGGCCATTTCAGAGCTTGGCGGGCTGCAAATGTCTGAGGCAAAAGCTGCCCAGGCCATGGACAAGAACGCTGGCATTGCCGATTATCTCAAAACGCAATGGTTGTTTGATTCAGACACGAATTCTCTCAAAGGGAGGACGCTCAAAACTCCAGAGGCGTTTGCAAAGTTCTTGAATGAAGAAGGTGTAGGAATCGAGCTTGATTCTGCAAAACTGCTACTGGACCGCGCCAATAGCCAGGGGAGCATGATAACCAAGGCGCATATTGCCAAAATGTTTGCGCCAGCCAATGAAGCGGCGCTTAACCAGGGGCTTGCCGACGCTGCCAAGGCTGCCATTGCGGAGACGCCAGGATTGCACCGCGATGAGGTGCGCGCCCTGACGGACCTGTTGAACGGCATGCCTGCCCGTGGCGGCGTGTTCAATGTCCTGGCAAAGATGACCAAGCCGGTAAAGGGCGCGATGGTCTATGGTGTTGTGCTTCCAAAGATCGGATCGCTTGTGCGCAATAAGATCGGTATGGGCATGCAGGCAGCCGCTACGCCAGGTGTGCGTGAACAGGCATTTACGCATCTCAATCCGTACAATATCCTGATGGACATTGGCAAAGCTGCCGATGAAGCGTATGGAATGGCCCTATTCGGTAAGTCCGATGAGATTAGCCGGGATATCATAAAGATTGAGGAAGCCTATAAAAAGGCTAGGTCTGGGAAGGAAGTCGAAAAGATCCTACGCGACGGTGGAGATGCCATGCTGGCAGATGCCGTGAAGCACGGCGTCATGGATGGGTTTGTTTCTACTGAGGAAATCCTGTCAAAGATAGACAAGGACCCCAAGTGGGCGAAGTTTTGGGACATCTATAACGCGCCTGGCAAGATGTTCTCGTATATCGAGCAACGCGGGCGACTCCAGACCTTCAAGAACCTGCACCCGTCCATGGGTGGAGCAGAGGCTGGGCGCAAGACCAAGGAAGCACTCTACGACTACACGGTAAATAGCCCAGAGAACCGCAATCTGCGCGATGTCATCCCGTTTGCTCAGTTCATGGTCAAGTCCATCCCGCAGCAGGCGAAATGGCTGAGTGAAAAGCCGGCTGTTGGCGCAGCTATGGCCCCGTTGTTCTACGATGCCAGTGGCGATGAACCACCCGTGTACCCGTGGATGCAGGGCAAGTCCCGTGTGTCGCTAGGTACTGATGCTACCGGGAATCCTTTGTTTGCCACTGGGTTCGGACTCCCCATGGAGAGTATTGATGTCCTGCCAAATCTATCGGGTAGCCTGCAAAGTGCTGGGCGTGACCTCAGCCAAGGAATGCTGGCCTCCACTGCCCCGGTGCTTAAGACGGCGGCGGCGATCACGACCGGGAAAGATCCATACTTCGGAACACCGTTCGGAACCTACGGGAAACTCCCGATCATAGGCGAGGCTGGCGGGCTTGGACGCGCCATAAATGTCATCGGGGGGACGGGATTCCTTGAACCTCTTGGCTTTAACCTGATCCGTCAGGCTAACCAAGCTACCGACGAAACCAAGACCGGTATTGCCCGCACCGTGGACTTAGCTACCGGTGCTAAACTCATCTCTGTAGATCCGAACATTGCCGAACAACGGGCCATTACCTCCTACTTGGAGCAGCGGCCAGATATTCAGCAGTACCGCACCTTCTATTCGCGTGAGCCTGACGCCGAGTTCTCGGAACTTATGACGCAGTTGCAGCAGGCTAAGGCGCGGGCGAAGGCTGCACGGGAAGCTGCCGCGCAGGCGCAGTAAGCAATGCGTTCGCAACCATAAGATCAAACTCATCGTTAATATCCAGGGCCTCCATCTTGCTGATGGGGATCCCGATCACATTGCCGTATCCCGTGATCTTCCGAGACATCCACAAGGATTCTGAGCGGGTCAAATAGCAGGCAGAGTTTTCTTCCCAAAGCGGCTGCCGCTCCTGCTGCCGGCGCGGTGCGTTAGGATCCAGCCGTTGCATAATGCCATTGTTATCCCGCCACAGATCGCCCCTGTAGTCCGTCACCGTCATAATGCAATGGGCTTCCTCTGGACGCTTTGCATCTATCACCTTGCGGATGGTTGCAGCCGTCCGTAGCGGACTGGTAGGAGGAAGGCAGAGCGTCCACGGGTTAAGGCCCAGTTCATCCAGAGCATGGATCAATACCGATTCAGTAGTTGCATCATCCGCCGCCAGCGACAGCGGACGCCACACGACCTTAGACCCGTAGGACATGGCAACATCTGCGATTTCCTCGTCCTCGGTGGACACATATGGGTCGCATCCAGCCTCTAGTGCCGCCTTAATGGTCCAGGCAATCAGCGGGATTCCACCGCACATGGCTATGTTTTTACGCGGGACACGCTGGCTTCCGCCACGCGCAGGGATGATGCAGAGAGGGTTCATTAGTAGGGCATCCTCTTGTGCAGCAGTGATTCGTTGATTTCCGTATTCATCAGAGCGTCAACAATACGAGGTGCGCTCATGCCGTCGCCATATGGGTTGTCCTTCACGCGTGGCATAGATTGTGCCTGGTGAATACCGGCAACGATACGGTCAGGCTGGAAAAGAGCAATGTCGATGACATTTTTGCCCCTAATTCTGTCCTGCTGCCTGTCTCCGATGTTCACCGCAGGAGTCCCATAGCTGGGTGCCTCTAGCAGACCACTACTGCTGTTCCCAACAATGGCAACAGCATGCTCCAGCAGTTGCAGGTATTGGCTACGCGGCATATTCTGGTATGCTAGCGGGACGCCTTGCAGACCGTCAAGAACCCCGCGCCAGCCGGGATCATTGTTGGGCAGGATCCATACCGACTTCATACCGACCTTCTGAACAGCCTCCTTGACAGCCTCAACCTGCGCCCGTGTCTCTCCGGGGCGGTTTGTGGTCGGATGCATGACACACAGCAAATACGGCTCAACAATAGGCCGGTCGGAACCATGAGGCAGATCGTCAAGCTGCGGCGCTCCAGTCCTGTGGATACGCCACAGATCCTCGCCAAGTTCCATCAGACGGGAAAACGCATCGTCATTAGCGGCAAAATGCAGATGCGCCAGCTTAGCAATCGCCATCCTGGCCGTACCGTCTATATTTCCGCTTCGTTCCCCAGCCTGTATATGGGCCGTAGGAATATAGGAATACGCACCGGCAATGGCCCCCATCAACTGTTCGCCACGGTCGCCAGCCAGCACCAACCAATCAGGCTTTACATGATTGAGCGTGAGAGCAAAGTCCTCTAGGAACCCTCCAAGGCTGCCGGCATGAGCGCAATTCGTATCATGCGGGGCCATGCCTACCACATGGTCAACCTCAAACCCATCTTCCTTGATGTACCTGGCCGTCGATCCATGCGACACAGACAGGTGCATGTTGGTCGCGCAGATGCGGCACTCAATACCACGCGCCTTGGCGTTGGCTATAACCGGGCGAATATAGCCCCATTCTCCCCTAGATCCGGTAAGAAACATCAGACGCACGGGATATCCTCCACATCTTCCACGCGAAGCTGGGTGTTTGCCTTTACATGATGCACGACCTTGCGCCCCAGATACAACGGCATCTCCCGAGACAGGATCCCATTGCCAGGCCGCTTGCTCCACAGGTTGCCCTCGGAAAGCACATCCCCAGGATGCAAGTCCTTGGTCACAACCAGTGACCTATATGCCCAGTTGCGGATGGGGCGCTCCATATCCTGCAACCGCTTATCGTCTCCCATGGCCATACCGTTGATATGCAGCGCATGGCACAAGTCGCCAAGTTCGGCAAAGGTGATCGAAACATCCCGGTCCGGGCCTTCAATGGCCGGGTGCAGCGTCACATGCTTTTCGATTATGGTTGCCCCAAGCGCATGTGCAGCGATGGCTGGGTAGATGTAGGGTGCGTGGCATGAGTAGCCGATAACGCAGCGGAACCGCTCTGCCATGCGCTCAACGACCGCAATATTCAGATCGCCAGCCCGTGGCGGATACTCGCTCAGGCAATGGCACAGGGCGAACGACCTAAACCGTGAGTCGAGATATTCATACAGAGTCTCTACTTCCGGCCAATCGCACATGCCTGTTGATACGATGACCGGCTTCCCGATCTTCGCCAGACGGTCAAGGAACGGATAGTCCTGAGCCTCGCCAGATCCGACCTTGAACACAGGAACCAGCGGCTCAATCTCCTGCGCCGCCTTCCATGAAAAAGGCGTACACAGGTAGGTGATTCCCTCAAAATCGCAATGCTCCTTCAGCTTGCGATGCTGCTCCAGCGTGAGGGCATGCTTCTTGAGCCAATCATACAGAGGCTCAGACATATTGTCCGACATCGGAGTCCCTGGCAACATCTCTTCATCCGGCAGATGATGCTGGAACTTTACTGCGTCCGCCCCGGCGTTAGCTGCTGCTGTAGCCATAGCGCAGGCCATGTCTAGGTTGCCCATATGCGCGTCGGCGCACTCAGCAATGACGTATGCCTTAGCGTCAATGCTGCTGACGCTTTGCGATCCGATGTAGAAGTTCATGTGTTCCTTATAACAAGCCGGGTTGTGGCCGTAACCACAAGTCCCCTCAGGGCACGCCCGGCACGGTGAGTATATTGGGATGGTTATTCTGTCAAGCATCCAGCTTGACAACGGTTCCGCGCAGGCCGTTGATGGCATTAACCGCCAACGCCTCAGATTCCGAGGCATAACTGGTAGCATCCTCCTGCGACTGCCGCCACCCGCCAGCGGGTCGCCAACGCTTGTCGGCATCCTGATAGGCGGTGCGCGTCTGCCACCAGTTCTGCATATGGTGGCCATTCAGATTCTTGACCTTGGTGATGCCGTATGGCATGGCTTACTCCTTCCGCTTCTTCTTACCGGCAGGCAGCCGATAGCCACGCTTCCACAGCACCTCGACAATATCCTGTGTGACACGCTCAACCTCTGATTCCGTCATATCAGGAAGCGATGTATGCAGCGTTTCGTGAACCATGGTATCAAAGTATTCCTTGGACGGCACATCATTCGGCGGAACGATGATGGTTGCACCACTAACCGCTAGGCCAACATATTTCTCGATAATGACCTGCACTTCTCCGCAGGATAGTTTGACACAAAAGTCTTTCACGACAGTTTCCCTATCCATCGGCCATCGCTGCGCGTCCACATGGGGATTGGAGTCGCCATCCCGTTGATAATGACGCCAACTCCAAGCATGGGACGGTCCAGAGTACCCTTGGCGTAGTCGAACGCCATGCTGGTTGGGTCAATAAGGCAGCCGCAGCACATAGACCATTGCCTGTATCGCAGGTTTGCACGATAGTGCACTCCAAATAGTGTGTGTCTATGACCATATGCGATGCACGCATCGCCTACCTTTGCCAGCGATGTCTTGAGATTAGGTCCAAAATCATGGCGGATAATCAAAGGGATACCGTGCATATCCTCTACAATTTCGCTTTCCCACTTCCAGCCTGGCGTCCGATAAATGTCTGTATATGCCTGCAACGCATCGTTGGGAAGCCCGCTGGCAATGACCTTGCGCGCCAACAGATCCCCATGGTTAGACCTCGCCAGCCGCATCTTCGGGAAATGCTTGTGCCACTCCTTCAGCTTTGGCCTAGCCATCTTGAGTTCATCACCAGGACTAGGAAGATCCGGGTTGTGATCGTGAAATGAGATGGAGTGCCAATCTGTTTCATCTCCCACGCTAATCGCATCGTCTGTCTTGTATCGGTCGCGCACCGCAACGCAGAACTTCAATGCGTCTGGGTGTTCCCAGGGAATATGAAGGTCACTTATGAGAAGCGTAGGTTTCACTTGGTCAGTTCCTTACCGTCCAGCGTGTCTTTAATCCATTGCGCATACACCTGGGCCTTCCCAATCTCAATCAAAGCGTCATCCTTTTTCCCAATCCTCCACAGATATCGCATAACCTGACCTCGGCAGTAAGCGATAAACCCTTCATGCCCCAATGCTGCACGAATGGCATCTATGGCCTCAATATTTCCAGCCTTGTAGTGGTCGGGATTAACTGATTCGTTCATGTGTTTCCTTGGTTTCTGCTGTAAGTGATGGAGTTTCGTTGGTTATTGGAATACTCTGTCCGCCGTGAGGTGTTTCGCCTTTAGCTGCCTGGGTTAGCCAGAGTGCAGAGTTGACCATGGCCATGGTGTACCGGTCATAGTCATAATATGGTCTGTGTTCCCGCCGCAGCGTCCAGTACCTCGGGTCATCGTCATCATCCACGGAGCACCTGGATTGCATCTTCCACAGACCTGACAATGCTTACAGATCCATTCCAGGACCCGTGCCACACAACCTGATCCTCAGTCAGCTTCCCGTTTTCAAACTTTATTTCCATAAGTTTATTTTCTCCGTTTATCCCAACAAGAATATCTGGGCATCCCTTGCCAACGGCAGATAGGATTTGGACAGTTGCACCAGCATCACGCAAGGCTTTAACTATTTCAGGTTGGTTCTTGTCTATTTTGCATGCTCGCATGTATCATTCCCCTGTTTGATGACTCGATTTTTCAGAACAATCATTGCGGCATCTAGCCCTTCGGCAATGCTCCCCGCCCACAATGCTTCGCGTTCTTCGCCAGGTATAGACTCCTGATATTGTGCATATGCCTTCTGATGCGCTTCGGATAACCGGGTGGTCTTTGGCTTAAACTCTGCCGCCCGGTGCATGGCCTTCAGCATCTCTTCCCTCAGTTCTATCAGCGCCGACATAACCGGCGCGTACTCCGGCCTGACATCGCGCATATAATGCCGGCAGCTATCGTCAATAGTCACCAGCAGATGCCCAGGGCGCTCCATGTTTATCATGCGTTGATCGGAATACCAATCGTCAGCCATGACTGGCTTATACCTGCGGCCAACCTTCTCATAAAGAATAGTCATTTGCCGATTAACCCTCCCGTGGCAAGCCAGGGAGGGTGTCGGGTGGAACCTACTTTCGGACTGAACAGGCCATGAGTGGATACGCCACAGGCTCGGCAGGCTCCGCGCTGGTTGCGGCCAGATAGGCAGTACGCCCCGCAGTCCACGATGCAAAAGAACAAGCCGCCAGAGGGATCCTCCCTCACACCCGCTCAGCAGCGGGATGCTTCCACCGGAGATTCACCAGTGGTCATAAACTGCCAGGTTTTAATCTGGCTTACATCATGGCGGCAAAAGATCAGAACGGAGGATCTGAAGCCTCAGTATCCGAGATGGCAGGCTTCGCCGGGGCAGTAGGCTTGTGAACCGGTGCCGGCTGTTCCTCGGTTGCATGCGACTTCATCACGTCAATATCGAAGCTGGAACACCGCATCTCAAGCGTGTGCTTATCGGTTCCATCCTTGGCATGGTACTTCCGCAGCGTTAGATCGCCAGTTGCGGTGATCCACGCACCCTTAATAAGCTGGTTAGCCAGCCAATCCGGCGCGTCCCACACGTTTATCTTTACCCAGGTGAATGTCGGCTGTTCTCCGTCCTTTGGCTTGCCGTTCACGCGGCAGATAGCCAGTTCGGTCAGGTCCTTGGTCCCAACGGACCGATGATCGGCCCGCTTGACTTCTCCGCTTACGATGCCTCGGATCATTGATTTGTCTCCTTAAAATGGTTTGGGATTGCTTTCAGATCAGACACTAGCCTAGTAACTGGTTGCCTCATATAACCGCAGGAAACTCTAGCTACGCGACAAAAATGATGACCGCATTCGACGACGATTGCAATATCATAGATACGATCGGTGTGTTTAGCAGCATAGGATGGATCTTCGCGCATCTTTTGCCTGTGGCGTCGAATGCTTCGATCGCTTTTACCAATTACAGGCTTTTTGCTGCGCGTGGAAAACGGAGCCAATACATAATCGTCTGGCTTGAACTTACATGAGGCTTCCGTGGCCTTCCTAACTATAGTCTGGCCCTTTTGAGCCATCATTTCCATATAGTCTATCATTGACATTTAATTGCTCTCCTTAGTCACGTTGACGGTATTCATGCAGTCAAGCTGCTGCATGAGAATGTGATGGTCTTCATCCATTGTCTTTGCCCTTCATCAACATGGTATAGTAGGTGCGCTTGCTGCAACCGTCAATCATCCGGTTAATGGACTCCCTGTGTGACTCACCCCATGCGGCAACTAGGCGGTTCTCGGCTTCCTTTGGTACAACCAGTTCCACAAGGCTACACGCCGGGAGGAAATGCGCGTCAGCGTATGCCTGCGCCTCATGCTCGATAGTGTCCACCGTCCAGCGCCGAGGCGTACCCTTCTTGATAACGCGCATGCCGGTATTCTCACCGGCAATGGTTGCGGTCTTAATGCTGGCCTCCAGCGCCTTCTCCAACGATTCCGCCCGCTTCATCACCTTCTTCAGCTTGGTCCACAATTCAACCTGCGCCTGTACCGATAGGCCGCGCATGTCATTGGCAGTCGATAACGTTGATACCGTGTCCTTGTGCAGAGCAGAGCAGTTTGCCCGCTTGACGCAGTACGCGCAACCGGCGTGTACAGATGGAGGAGCAGATAGGTTCTTGCGAGTAGCAACTATTCTTTCAACATCCGCCCTGAGTGTGGATTTATTTTGGTATTGTGCGCTAAAATACTGGTGCGTGTTGTAGTTATAGAAATACACACGCACCATGATGACATCTGGATGCTGCTCCCATAGGTTCAGCGCATACGCCTTGCCCTGCAAGCTGTCTGGAGACACATCGCTGGCCTTCCAGTCAACGATATAGATCATATTGGCGCGCACCATGCATGCGTCGATAGTGCCTCCGGTTTCAGGAACGGCACCATCAACCCAACATTCATGCTTCCAGACCCCTGGCAATATGGTCTGTAGCCATCCCAGGCATCGCTGTGCACGCTCCAGGTCCTCTACTTCGCATACCGCACCGTTGCCAGATGCAAGATCGGCAATCAGTTTATGGAAGTCTGTTCCACGCTTTGCGGCATCAGTGTTTTGTTCGCCATCCCAATGGCAGCAGTGTTCCCACTGCGCTAGACGGGATGGTCCGAACGGATCGTGTTTATCTGGCATCGTATATCCTTGGTTGTTGAGTTGATGTTATTCTTGGCTTGAGCCTATTACCCTGTTAGATTCGAAAGCGCGTAATGCATTCAATGGTTTGAAAGGCAATTGGATTTAGGCTTGGTCCTTATTGCAGTTGATCGAATTGATCAAGACAATGTGGTTCAGGCATCGGTTCTTATTGCAGTTGATTGGTTGGTTTCGAATTGTTTTGGGTTGTATAAAAGCGAATCTAACAAGGCGATCCAGCGGAGCACATGTCGTTGGTCTTTCCAGGCCCGCCTCAGTCAAGAATTCGCCGCGAATGAAGTCTATCTTTGCAGGATGGGGATTTAGGCGCGGCTCAGTTCTTGACATTCGGCTACCTCTCCGCGGATGGGCCATCAACCGTTCAGCGTTGATGGCCGCAACCCGGCCATGTGCCCGCTGATCTTGTCGTTGGATGCTCGGCGTGGTGCGGGCACCAGTGGGATCAGCAGATCCAGCATGCTGGGTGTGATTGCTTTGGTATCATACGGCCCATTACCGGGGTTCGGGTCGTGGGCGACAAACCATTCATAGGCGCGGTTCACATTCTCAAACGAGCGCCAGCCGACGATAACGGCGTGGCTGACACCTGGGAACTTCTGCGA